TCATCGCCTCGAGTAGGCAGATCAAGCGGTCTAGAGCGGATTCTAGGCACTTGGGAGCCGTAACGTCGTTCTGTTACCCCTTCCCTGCCCTCTGAGAGCCCTTCTAAGCCCTTTTCAACCGATTCAGTCACTCTGAGTCCTTTTCGATCCGATAGTGGCTGATTGAGGCGTTTTCAGGGGAATTAAGACTAGGAAGGGTCGGGGGTGTCTTAGCGCTCTCAAAAAACCTACCCCCCTTACTACTATTACATGTACCGCATAATACTTGGAGATTAGATGGACTATCGTCACCTCCTAACACTCTTGGAACTATATGATCAACAGTTAGCCTCTCTTCTGTTCCACACATCTGGCAACACTGATCACGATCTATTATCGTCTGTCTGATACGCCTCCACTTAGTAGTACCACCACCACGCTTAAGACTACTCATTGCCAGCCCTTTGTTCTGAGGTGGTTAAGTGCCTTGCAATAGTTAGCATCCTTTGTCTTGTTATCTGTTATTCCATAACGATGTACAACATAGTACCAATACTTCCAATACTGCCTCTTATGGCTTGATGTATGCAGACTCTCTAACTTCATTTGATATAAACCATACGCTTGCTTAGTGCCGCCTATATTACCTACTGCCCTGTAATTCCATCGTGACTCTCTATATACGATTTCGTTATGGCATAAGTACTGCTTATGAGTAAGTGTTGTTTTAGCCAAGTATTTAATCTCTTTAATGACTAGGTCATTCGCCTGTACTTCTATAGGTCTCACTATAGATAGAGATATCCCAATAACGATGGCTACCCCCCGAGCGATCCGCAAGCGGCTCGGTGTGAGCCCTTTAGGGGCTCTAGCCCTGAGAGTACCAGACGTGTCAAGGCTATTAGTAAAAGTCCTGTTCAGAGGCGTGTCGCTCATCGATTATCCGTCGAATAGAATCCTGAGCCCTTAAACGATACCCCTACTGATGAGTAAACCTTATGCATAGGCGATTTACAAAAAGGACATTCGAGATCATGGGGTTCGTTGAGGCTGAGCCATTCCTCGATCCGGGCATTACTTTCGCAATTCTCATTATCGCACTCGAACTCATAAGTCGGCATCTGGATCAACCTCACACGTCCTACATGTAGGCGTAAACGCCCAAGCGCCGCACATCTTGCACCGCATAGGCTCTAGTGTATCCCGATCACCCTTGAAATCACCGTAACCGGCTTTAAGCAATAGATCGACCAGATCACCTAGCCGCATAAAGGCCAGATAATCTTGAGGATTACCTTCTCCTTGGCCGTTTAGACGTGACACCACGATAGGCAAGTCATGGGACTTATCTGTTCGCTTAGTGACCTGATCGATCCACGCTTTTGGCGCAAACGTACTGCGACTCTTCACTTCTGCGTCGAACGGGACGTGAGTGATGTCTTTGCCTGCGCCTCTTCCAACGTCTGCGTGCGGCCACCAAGTCGAAAGGTACTTAGCCACCACTCGCTCCGTTTTGAAGCCTCTATATTTACGGCTTTGTGAGGCCATTGACCGCGTGACACTTAGAACATGACCAAGACTTATTCTTGAGATTAACCTTGATGTCTAAATAAGGAATAGCCTCATTACATAAGCAACATCTAGTCGTAAAAGTAAACTCTTCTAAGATAGCAATGACCTCTTTAGATCGATGTATCTCATCTTCTGTAGGAAATGATTCCCATTCCCCGTCTTGGTTCATGAATTGTAAAGATCCCATTATGCTCTCACCTTCTGGCGTTGCCATGCGCCCTCTTTGTTGATCTCATACCAGATTACATCCTCGCCTTTAGCACATCGAGTAAGTTCACCTGTGACTGCTCCTGAGCATTTGAAATGACCCCAAACCTTACCGGCTCCGCTCTGACCAGTACGCCACATCATGTCGCCATGAGGGCAACGTGGGATATCCTTCTCGGTCTGGCCTCCAATAATCTCTTTCACCGTCGCAACCGCTTCCCCCATTGTGGGCGGCATAGTCGCTGGCTTGATCGTCCAAGGATCGTCCTCCTTCACTACTGGAATGTATTCGCCAGAAGTACTAGCCATCTTAGCCTTTACTTCATCGATCGTAGCCTTTACTTCTGTGGCTTTAGATACCTTGCTCATCTCTTCACGCGACGCTCTCTTGCCCTTCGTTGCATACCCCGCATTAGCCAGAGCACGGCCAATCGCACTCGTCTCGCAATTCTCGAGAGCGGAAGTAGCATTAACTCCGCGACCTTGTACCGTTTCTTCAGCGAGCCCAGTAGTCCAAGGTTTAAGATCAGCCTCAGTTCTAAAGATACTAGCCATAACGATAAAACGACCAGAGGTCTGATCAAGAAGTTGAGTATGTATCTGTCCATCGGGATGTTCCTTCCAAAACTTGATTAGGCGTTCTTCAACTGTTTCATAATCTTCTAGATTAAACATATAACTCGTTCTCCTCTGTGTGTAATTGTCCGGCTATTGCCATATATGCTGCTCCGTCGATATAATTATCGACTTTACCAGTTTCCATCGATCGAGCGACTTTGACCAATGCAAGACATGTCGCGACTTGATAATCTGTGACTGGCATTTCGAGGAATGCAGACCAGAGCCGTGCCGTTCTGGACATATTGTCCGACGGGTGGCCATAGTCCATACCGCGATCTTGAATGATTGCTCTTGCTTCTGTAAGGAACTCACCTGCGTTCACACTCTCACCTTTTCTTTGGATTCGTAGTAATCCCTAACGGCTCTACGGCCTTTGAGATAACCAACACGGATACCGACTGAGCGGCCTAGGTGGAACCATAACGCACACATAACGACAATCGCTATTACGTCTTGCAAAACTGTGTCGAACATCTTGCCTCCCTTGTTGTTGTTAGGGCAAGATTACATTCGGTTATGTTAAGCGTCTATAGAATTTTGATAACGAAACGATAACGATTATCGGGCTCGACCGTAGCGCTTACCGGCAACCACGAAAGTCCCATCCTTTTCCAGATAGATCAGATCGACCTGAACGTTCTTGCCATCGACGTACATGATGGCGAATGCCTGTTGCCAGTTAGCCGATCCCTTTGTGTATGAGGCCTTGCTAAAGTCCATAAGGTTGCCTACCTCGACGCCATGCAAAACACGCCCTATACGGCCTCCAGAGGCCTCTGAGAAGGACGAACGCCCCGCTCTGTGGGTATGACCTGAGATAACGCTCTTACCGTGCCTACGAGCCGCCTCAAGGGCTGAGAGACCGCCCTGTGACTTGATAGGGGTATGGTCGCCATGAACTGCAATCCAGTTAGGCGCAATATTGTAGGGCTTCTTATGAAAGGTAATGCCTAACTCATCTAGCCGCATAAACTTCTCGAACCTAAGTTCCGGCAATGAAAGGAATGAAGGAATCTTCCTCATGATCTGATTGTAAAGTCGGTCTGTGTGATTAGACCTAATCATCTGGGTTACCTGTAGTTCGTAAAGTACCTGAATAGCCTCTTCGCGATCATCTCCCAAAGTCTGTTCATACGCCTCTGGCGTCCCTTCGCTCCATTTGCTAATAGTATTAAAGTCTATTTCGTCGCCTATTGTGACGACTTCGTGCGGCTTAAACTTACTGATAAAACTTGCAACGTTTCTAACGGCTACTCGATCTTGGAAAGGCACTTGAAGGTCTGACACGATTACTATTCGTTTCATACTTTAATCCTCGTCTTCGTCGTCCTCATAAGGTAGGCGATCCACTCGGTCGGGAATCGATGGCAGAATCCAGTCTGGGTAAGCGTCTTTATCCTGAATGATGCTAAGGGCTATATCGACTGCGAACCCAGCGCGTCTAAGCGCTCGGTACATTTCGTGCAGACCAATCGCCCATGCGTCAAGCCGTGAATAGGTATCGAGATCGATAACTTTCTTCTTTGCCATGTTAAAAATTATCGCTCAAGAAGGATGTTATAAATCTCATCGACACGCGCATGTAACGCTTTAATTTCGTTAAGCAAGTGAGTGATAACGAAGCCAGCGAGACCGCCAATGACGGCAAGGCTCGCAAAGTAAAAGGTCATCATGTCCGATGTGCTCATTTTTTAGGGCTCGCGTATCCGAATACCCCAGCGACAATCGCGCCTAAGATTGAACGATAGTTTAGATCGAAGTTAGAAGTAGTTCCCCAGACTGCTAGGAATGCTCCGATTGCGATTACTGCTGGATGTTTCATGTTCATACTGTGCCTCCTAGTAGCGGTATATTAAAGAACGAACTATCCGTGTCGCCCTTTGTAGTGAAAGAGATATGGCAATGAGCGTTATGCGGATTGCTTCCAGAATACTTACGCCAGCGCCAGCCCATGCGAGACGATGCAATTCTGCCCTGGAAAATGACGTAGGATATACGCTTCTCTCCACGCTTTGCTGCGAGTCGAATCTGATCTGCAATATCGGGCATGAGGTCGGGCTTGCCTGACTTATATACATCCGCATCAACATCGATTGCTCTGACAACCATCCCTGCCTTTGGATCAGGATTATGGTCACTAGGACGCGCTGAATGACGGAGATCGCCGATCCAACCATCGGAACGCCTATCGCGATCTGGGAAGGTGTCATCGAATTGCTCTCGAAGTTGTTGGCCGGCCTTGCATAGTACGGGCTTCATCCGAGCAGTAGAGCCGCTTCGTCGGCTGTGATGCCTAGACGCTCAAGTAGTGCAGCCTTGGCTTCTGCCTTTGCTTGCGCTTGCGCTTTTTGGGTTGCTAAATCCTCTTGCTCGGCTTGGTAAATTTTATATTCTTGATTAGTCATTTCACGATCTAAAATTTCATCGGTTTCAAGATTATGAATTCTGATAAGTGGTTTAGTCATTATTTAACTCCATAAATTAGGATTGTTCCGCTAGTCCAGTTACCTGATGCTGGAAGAAATGTAATTGATGTAATGGCATTAGCATTTGCCCAATGTCCAGTCATTTGGAATCTAGCATTAGATCCCGCGCCTCTTACGCCTGAACCGACCCAATAGCAATACTTGTAAGTTGAAGTATTTGCATAATCTGGAATTGTAAGCGTAGCACCTGTAACGGTCGTAGCGCTATCCACGCTGCTCATTAATTCAATGCTCGTAGCAGAAACAAAGTTACCCGATCCATCCCAAGCCGATGAGTCGTAATTGCTGCCTGTATCACTATTAAATCGCATTAAAACATTTGTGCCATCCGTGGCAGGTTGCACTGATCGCATAACTATAAATAATTCGTTGTAAGAACCGCTAATCGTTGAAATCGTTGTACTTGCACCGCTTAACGTTGTGGTTGATAGTAAAGTCATACCAGCATTTGCAGCCGTAGACCATGTAAAGTCTAGGTCGGTTCCTGAGGCCTTTGCTAATACTTGACCAGTCGTACCGCCTTTAAGATCGATCAGAGCGGTGTCGATATCTTGACCGAGTGCGGCAATAGCGGTAGCGCCATCCTTTACTAGGTCTGTGGATTGGGGAATATCCCATCCAAAGTTAGTGGTTGTTGTTGCCATTACGCTACTACTCCGATCGCTTCTAGCCACGTTAGGGCTGGGTTAAGTGTGTTCCATGTTTCCGCCGCGTTTACCTGTTCCCATTTTACCGCAACTTGAGAGAAGTTCACAGGAGAAGCGTTGAAAGTCACGGTGAGATTATTTAGACTTGCTCTAAACGTCCAGCCTTCGATATAGCCTTGGAATGAACCGCCGGTAATGTTAGGCGGTAGATTCTGAATCCAGACTGGCCGGCCAAGGAAGATGTTAATTAGGGCATCTCGATCGGCGTCATCGATCTCAGGGTTTCCTAATACGAAGGTTATATTCTGAAATTTTGCGTAAGGAAAGGCGCGTAGGTCGATGTATCGATTAGCCAAAGATTCGGCATCTACTGTTTTTTTAATGCGAGAGGTGTATGCCTCCGCGTAGACGCCGAATAGTGCCTGACTTTCTAAATCCGTTGCGGTGTAAGTTTGGTTGCCATTATTGTCATAAACAATAGTAAAAGAATTACGCAAGTCCCCGGCGCGGGTAGTGGCAGAGAGTCCTACGCCGTTGGCGTGGTTAGCGTCTAGAGTCGTATAGCCGTTATTGGCTAGATAGTCTTGGCGATGAGTCGAGTCCGCATAACCGATATTGCCGTAAGCGTCCTCATATAAAACTCCAAAGGCTGAGTTAGCGATAGCCGTGCAAAGTGAATAAAGGTCTGTGTCGCTAGATGAGCGTGAAATAAGTTCATAGTCGCCCGGCTGATCAATTTCGCCTAACCCTATGTTTACCGCATTCGCCCAAGTTTCGGTCGGATTGTATGCCGCCCATGTTAAGGCGGGAGATACGTCATTCCATGAACCTAGAAGAAAATTTGAAAGAAGTGCGTAAATCTGATCTCCGTCAAAATCTTGAGACAGGATGCCTTCGTCGATAATCTTAGGTAACTTAGATAGGGCGCCTAGGGCGGTGATAGTTGCCAAGGTTGTGTAGCCTAATTCGCCTGTGTTATTAACCGTAATAGTAAAATCGGAAATGAGGCCACCAAAGATCGGTATATAAGCCCCTACTGAATTGGTTACCTCGACTGTTAAGCCTGAACCAACGTTAAAGTTATAAGACGAGTTATCAAGATTAAGAAGTTGTAACTGGCAATATCCGGCGACGGGTTGTTGATAGATATCGGTACGGCCTGAAGTAATAGTGAAATCTGCGATAGTTATATCGGTTAATTCTATTCCATCAACGAGAACCTTAAAACTAGGTGTATAGGCGGTCATGGGGTGACTAGTTGCCCTGCGCCTAATGTGCCTCTAGCGGCAGAGTTATTAAGGATGGTTACGATCTGCCTTGCAGTTGATTCGCTATCAATAGCGCCGTTTACCGTTAGGTTGATAACTGTGCCACCAGCGCCCCCACCAGCGCCGTTTAGACGATTGTTAGGAATGATCTTGCCGTTTGTATTAGGCATAAACAGTTCAGGCCCACGCTCACCTACAAGATAGGTCGTACCAGCATTAACTGGGCCACCTAGAGCCTTGCCTCCACCGAATAACTTTTGCAACCCAAAACCTGCAATGCCAGTCGATCCTAATGCCAATGGGTTTTCGTCAATAAATTTAACCAGTCTTTTAATAGCGTTATAGGCGCTATTGACTGTATCGACGAGGGTCGCGAAATTATCGATGATAATACTAAGAGCCGTTCCTAAGGCATTAAACGCAAATTTTAACTGTGTGCCTATTACTGGTGCTAAATAATCGCGCACGAAGGCCGCGACCGTCTTAAATAATGCCTGTAGCGGTTTTAACTTTTCTTCGTTCTCTTCAAGTTTGGTAGTCACCTTTTCAAAGGCTGATCTGAGGCCATCGATTACGGGTGTCAAAACGGCTGAGATTGCTGGAATAACAAACTCGGTAATAAAAGACCACATGCTTTTAAATGTAGGAATCACAAAATCGCGAATATAATCTTGAAGTGCTGTAAATACTGGCGTCAATTTTGGCCCTAGTTCTTCTGCTAACTTCTGAACTGCGGGTATAACTTTGTCTACAAAACTTGTAACCATTGGAGTAATGGCATCTAGGACAAATGCTCCGACGGTTTCTTTACCTTCTGCGAATGCGACGTTAAGCCGTTGCATCTTTCCTTGAAATGTATCGGCCTGCTCGGATGCCTGACCGCCAAAGGTTTCAGCAAGTTTAGCCGTGATCTCTTCCATCGACATCGTCTTAAGTTCTGCGGCTGTAAGACCTACGCCCAGTTTTACCAATGACGCGGTATTGCCCTCGGCGGCCTTTGACATTGCGTTAGT